GTTACCGCACCGTTGTATTGGTGGAAAGAATTTGACACCTACAAGGTCGGCACAGTGGCGAATAGCTGCTCTACCATGCACACGATTGCAGACGAGGAATTTACGTTGGAAGATTTCAGTTACGAGCACCTGACCCCTGCGGCGATTGCAACAATCAGAACCGTGATTGAACGTTTGAATTTTGCCAGAAAAGAATTTCTGAAAGGCAGAAAAGGTTCTGAGTTTGGAATGCCGTCTGCAAAGGAATATTGGTGGGACATGATTCAGCTGCTCCCGTCCAGCTACAATCAGAAGCGCACGTGTCAGATGAACTACGCCGTCCTGAGAAACATGTACCACGCCCGCCGGAATCACAAGCTGGATGAGTGGCGCGACTTCTGCTCGTGGGTGGAATCCCTGCCGTATGCCGAACTGATTACATTAGGAGGAAATGACAATGGCAAAGATTAAGTACCTTCCGTTCCCGGAGTTCTGGGAGACGATGCTTCAGACCGTATACAAGGACAAGACCATCACCGGACTTTCGGTGGTGGTCAACCACGGCAAGGGCAACGCGGAGATTTACCACACCGGCGATATGGACGAGATGGAGCTTATGGAGCTGTCGTTCCACGCAGCCACGAACCACCTGCACGGCTTGCTCGACAAGGTCAGGGAAGAACACGAGGACGAAGGCTACACGTGGGACGACTACGAGAGGGATATGCAGGGTGACGACGATGACGACGACTGAGGCGCAGGGTTACCGCTTGACGTATTACCGCGTAGCAGCTAACGTATCACGGCTTGACCTCGCAGCGCAGACCGGCATCACGCCGAATACACTGCGCTGCTGGGAGCGCGGGGACACGACAATCAAGTGCTCCGTACTGCCTGATCTGTGCACGGCGCTGGGCGTCACGCCGAATGACCTCGTGGCGCCTAAGCTGTTCGACCCAGCAGAGCGCATGCGCATGGTTGCGGAGACCTCCCGCCTCGCGCGCAAGGACGATGCCGCGTGCGCCGAACTGACGAGGTGGCTGACCTTCGTTCGGCAGCGTCGCGGGCTGACCCGTGAGGCGCTTGCCCAGCGCGCCCAAGCCTGCCCATCTGACATTACGGCTTACGAACGACAGGGTTACAGGGTGCGCCCCGATACGCTGCTCCGGCTGTATGCCGCGTTGGATATTCACTTTGACCCCAGAGAGGGGAGATGGGTTGCGTGAGAAAACTGTACATCGACGGGCACTATGATTTCGTGGAGGATTTGGCGGACGCCCTTGGCTGGGTTGAGACGAAGTGCGGGTATGATCTGAGAGAATACCTTGAAGAATACATGGACGATGCCATCTCGGACGAAGTAGAGAAGCGCGTGCGGGACGTAGTGGGTTGTGTCGAACGGGCGCAAACCGCGATAGAAAAAGCGATTATGAAATTAGAAAGAAGGTAATATATGTGGGCAGAGGGAAGGACAAGCAGCCGAGAAAGATTCGGCAAGACCACCCTGTACCAGCGAACAACCGCGATCCCATTGTGCCGGTAGGGTACAACGGCGAATTGGTGTCCAACATTGCGTCACTTATCCAGCCGCCGGAATTGACAGACCCCGATTGCATTGAGCGGTGGGAAAAGTTTACGGCGTATCTCCGTATGTGCGCTGAGAAGGATATGAAAGTTGGCAATTTGGCGGCTTACATGGCTATCGGTATTGATAAAACCATAGCTTGGAAATGGGAAAACGAGCAATTGAGCAAAGACCGGCGGAACTTGATAAAATCAATTCGGCAAGTTTGCGCAGTGTATCGTGAGCAGTTGATGCAGGACGGCAAGGTAAATCCGGTCGTCGGCATCTTCTGGCAGAAGAACTACGACGGCATGAGAGATCAGACGGAAACTGTCATCACCGCCAACGCGCCGCTGGGCGAAGAAGTAACCGGCAGAGATGCAGAACGGCTTGCCGAGACATACCTCAGCAATGCAAGGGGAGCGCTCCCGCCAGCGGAAAACATGAACAAAAGCGATACGGAATAACGGACGAAAAGGTAAAGCCCCGATGTGCAAATCTGCATGTCGGGGCTTTTGAAAGAGGGTGACGATAATGTGGGACGATACACGGAAATTGGGACGATGTGGGACAATACAAAAAAACAGCATTGGGACGATTGGGACGATGCAGGGACAATGCCATCGTCCCAAAACTTATGATAAAATGTCGTCTGTACAAAACGGATCAGCCATGGATTTATAGCTTGAACTGATTATGGGACGATAGGGACGATAAATTTACAAAAACATGAGATTATAGAAATTATAGAATTTATAGACCAGAATATTTTCTATAAATTCTATAATTTCTATAATGCGCCCCCTCTAAACGATTTTTACCCTTTTACCGTCCCTATCGTCCCAAACAGCTTTTTTTCACCCTCCCGCCAGCACGTGAGGTAAGCACACAAAGAAGGGCAGAACCGCCGGTATGCAGTCCTGCCCTTATGTGATATTCTGTTTTATTCTCCTGTCAAAATCCATCTGAGCACGCTGCCCTTGCGGCGCTCCAACGGAACTGTGTGTTTGACGGGCTGGCAATTCGCCTTGACGGACGCCACCAGCTTTTCAATGTCTCCCGCCGGTGTGTACGCCGCTTGGAATCTTGTCTCACCGACCGAACCGGGGCGACGGATAAGCGCATCACCGGCACCCAGCAGCTTTTCCGCGCCGCCGTGGTCGAGAACAATCATAGATTCCCGCACGCCGTTGCAGGTCAACGCGATCTTGCAAGGCATGTTGGCACGGATAAGACCGGTTACCACTGCGGCGCGTGGGGATTGCGTCGCAACTACGAGATGGATTCCCGCCGCTCTGCCGAGCTGGGCGATGCGGACGATATTGTTTTCGACCGATTTCTTGCTGACCATCATGAGGTCTGCCAGCTCGTCAATGACGCAGACTATGCGGTTCATACCCGCCTCAGCGGCGGTTTTCACGCCCATGGAGGACATCTTCTCGTACCGGCTGTCCATCTCATCTGCAAGGCTCTCAAGCGCCTGTACGGCGTTCTCCGAGCCTTGGACGATAGGGCAACGCAGGTGAGGGATGCCCGCCCATGCGTCGAACTCGACCCGTTTTGGGTCGATAAGTACCAGCTCGCAGGCCTGTGGCTCATTCTTATAGACAAGACCGGCGATGGCGATAATGGTGTTCAGCAGCACGGATTTGCCGCTGCCTGTCGTACCGGCGATGAGGACATGCGGCGCTTTGCCGATGTCCAGCATTTCCGGTTCGCCGGTCATGCCTACACCGATAGACACGGATAAGCCAAGACTTGCGTGCACGATGTCACCGAGAAACACGGAGCCGCGCGGATTGCGTTCAATCTCGATACCAAAATCGCCATACGGGCAATCTTCGATGAAACGCGCTTGTACGTGGCTGCGCGTTCCTACGAGCCGCACAAGCCGTTTTGCGAGTGTCGGCTTGTACTCGTATATGTCGCTGCACTCAAAGCCGTACACGGCACTCTGGGGTGCGATATCCTGCCGCACACAAGTGCAGGCAAGCCCGCCGCCTGTTATGAATCGGGCGATACTGTCACCCGCCAGAATGGCAGCGCTGCTGCTTTCCGATTTTGTGAAATCCATGTTTTGTCTCCTTCTTTCTTTCTTTCTTTTTAACTGACTGCAATACTACCACATTTCACGATAGATTGCCAGTGACCTGTCATCATCAGTGGCAGTGGGTCAGTTCTGCCAGACCGCCCGCGATGGGCGGTTTCGACTTAGTTCACGGTGAGCCGATTTGCTTCGGTCACCTTCGTTACCTTTTCGGCGATTTCGGGATACTCCCGCCGGAGCATCGCGGAATCAAGCCGAGCCGCGCGCACGACGCGATACATAACCTTGTAATCATCGCCGATTACAGTGTTTTCTCCCTGCATCGCCTCAACGATTTGAGGCTTGAGCTTGTCCAGCTCGGCTTTCGCCTCATCACAGATGCGCTTGTATCTGCGATACTCCTTCACCAGCTCGTTCATATTCTTCATGTTCGTTTCCTCCTTAGATTTCGTCCCTTGTCGGGATATGATACCCTGTCAGGCGGTACACGTCGTCCAGCATTGCCTTGTGCGCCGCGGTAAAATCGGATGAGATTTCATCCGCGCGGTACATGCTGCCCCAATACGCAGACTGTGTTTCAACCGTGCGCAGGTCTTGCGCACGGGCAGTGTACCGGCTGCCGAAATCACCACACGACAGGTCGGTGATTTCGATACGCCAGCAATCCCAGCGAACCACAATTTTCGGCTGGGAATACCCGCCGCCATTGTTTGCGGTGGCAGGGTCAGCGAAACCGTTTGTTTCGCTGATATTCAGGACTTCGGCGCGGATAGCGCCGGTGTCGTCAAAAATTTTTCCGTACATACTGTTTCCTCCTGTTGACCTGTCATCATCAGTGGCAGTGGGTCAGTTCTGCCAGACCGCCCGCGATGGGCGGTTTCGACTTATTTCGTGATAGGCGCATAGAACGACGCATATTTGCCTAAATCCGAACAACACGTGTAATACTCAAATTCGTTAACGATGGCATCAAATGCACGGTCGGACTTGTTCGATATGGTCACCGGCGTGCCAGTCCACGGCGACGCGGGATGTAATTTGCACGGGTGGATGCCGATTTCTATTCCGGCATTGTACAGCTTGCGTGCACGCGCCTTTGTTACGCGGGTATACGTTAACCCGTCGTTTGTTGTATATGTTATGCTTTTCATGTTCGTTTCCTCCTATGTGTTGACCTGTCATCATCATCAGTGGCGGTAGGTCATCCCCGCCAGACCGCCCATAGCGGGCGGTTTCGACTTCTTTATAAACCCCGGAACTTGATTTCGTCCATCACCGAAGCGAAAACGAAATCAAATTCGTGTTCTCTGATAAGCACGTCGCAGGCTTCCGGATTGCTCAAATCCGGTTGGATATCAAAATCCCGGCTTGCTTCTTCAAGCAAGGACAGGTTATGATACAGGTTCTCTTCCGCCTGCCATGCGTCACATGTATAAGAACCGATATCACTGCCAGTGACTTGTGCCCGCATTTGGGATTCCAGCTTGTCCAGCATTTCATCCCAATAGAATGCGAGTTGCGGACGCAATGCGTCAAGGCTGTAATTCTCAGATACCCACTCGCGGATATCATCTTTTAACGCTTCACGATAATCATATACATTTGTTTTCATAGTTGACTTTCCTTCCCGCCCGTGATATAATACAGGCACGACATAATTTGATTTGTGCGTGGTATGTTTTACAACCGCCACGCCGGTTATCAGTGGCTATAGCTCGTCATATGAATCAGTGGTGCGGATTACACCATCTGACCACATCCAGCCATAACCGGTATTGTAGAGAGGTACAGGAGTACCCATAGGTTTCACCTCCTCTCTATAGAGCCTTTGCAATGCTAGTGCTTAGGCTCTTTTCTTTTACTCAGTAACTGAGAGGTTCGCACCTTTTTGGTGTTCTCCTTTCCTTTACTGTAACTATATTATACTACATACTAGCATGTATGTATAGTGTTATTGTGCATAAATAATTACATTATAGCATGTATTTTTTGTGCAACTTAACGTGTTTCGTGTGCAGACACGTGTGCACCGGCGGGGGACTATGCTATAGCGACCCCGGCGGGTAAACCTGAAAATTTCTCGCAAAATAAAAAAGTCCTCTTGACAGAAATCTAGCATGTATGTTATTATGGTTAGTATAAAGGAGAGGATTTTAATGAGCAAAGAATCAGATGAGCGCAAACATCGGCTAAATGGCAACCCCGAAACAAAGTCGGAGTATCAGTGGAAGAAGCAAGCCAATGCTCGGTATCATGCCAAGTGCGACCAGATAGCCATTCGCATCCCCAAAGGACAGAAGGAAGTGTGGCGACAGGCAGCAGAAAAACACGAGCTGAATCTGACGCAGTATCTAACGGCATTGATGCACGCTGATAATCCAGATTTGTTCCCCGCAGAAGACAACTAAGGACATCCGGAGAGGATGCCCTTTTTCATATATTTATAACGGCGAAAAGGGCGTCGCAAAACGCGACACCCTTCGCAATATTCAGATGTTCAAGTCCTGACCTAAGGCAGAGAACATCACAGCCGCAAGGTCAGCAGGTGAATAGTTCGCTGCTTGGTAGATGGGCAGGAGCGTGTCAGCCAGTCGCTGCTTCGCTTTGACCAGCTCTGTTGCAGCTTGAACGTACTCCAAACTGCTCGGTGCAATCTCTGGGATGCGCGCTACAGCAGGCTCAGCTACATCGGGAACATCCGCCTGCTGATACTTGCCGGTCTTGCGAATCGCCGGAATGACCCCATGTGTAATCCAGCGTTTGAACGTTTTGGCTTCTGGCTTACGGCTGCCAAGAACAAGAGTATACATGCCGGGTTCATTAACAATAGTGATCGACTGGGCACCGCCACGTCGTCCAGAATGACTGTCGGTTAAACCGACGGTCATTTTCTCATCAGAATCAAGCCGAACTATTGCATCTCGACTATTCTTTACGTCCATAGCCTTGCAAACATCCACTGCGACAAACCACGGTTCGCCATCTCGAACCAGTGTGCGGACAGAACCGAACTCAGGACTGCTGAAAACAGTAAGCGGCTCTTGTGTGCTTGGCTCAACCTGTTCCGGCACACTCGGTACATTCGGCTTGACAGTTTCGATGAGCACAGGCGCATGTCTTTCGTTGCGGCGGCTAAAAGCGACAGGCGCGAGACCACCATTTGAGTAGTCACCTCGCAGTGCCGGTTTCAGTCGCGTGTCGAACCAGTGCCAGAACGCAGCTCTGCCGGGCTGAGTGCAGCTGTTGAGCAGGTGCTTGAGACCAGCTTCGTTAATCGTTATCAGCGTGTGCTTGCCCTTGTAGGTAGGTACGCTGGCAACAGCCTTGCAGCTATCCGGTACATTCAGGGTGATGGGATTGGACAGGCTCTTGTAGCCCAGCGCGTAGGTTACGTCGCGGGCAACCATCCAGTAGTCACCCTCCTCATACATAGCACGTACCGTTGCTCCGTTTGGAGCTGAGTAAGCGTAAAAACCTTTGTTCATGTTGAACACTCCTTTGCTTTAGATTGTGCTTATATTATAATACATGCTATAATGTAGTTCAATAGAAAATGTGTATAAATAACTACATTATAGCATGTTTATTTTATTCAATTTAACCAAAACGAAGTCTGCAACAGCTCATCATCGGCATGATGCACGACGCAATGGACAAGGCGGGGTTTGACTACTCGGTAGGAGATGAGTAAGAATGGCGACAAGCAGCATATTCAAACAGGTAACAGGTGATGAACGCCTGATTGCCGCTATGGAACGAGCTGTGAGGATAGCAGAATCAGATACGGCTAAGGTGCCGGTTGAAGATATTCGCGGTGAGGACATAAAGAAATTATTCCGAGACTGAAAATAAGGGCTATGGCGAAGTGTCGTAGCCCTTATTTTTGTGCTTATGGAACGCCGTCAAAACCAAAATTTGTTCCGGCACTCGACAATTCGACAAAATTCATGAAATTTTTATTCTCCAAAATCCAAAAAGTGTTGTAAGAAGGCAGCAAACCGTGTACAATAGACTTACGGAGGATACGAAAATGTTACTGAATTACAGCGTTACTAACTATGGAGGATTCAAAGAAACCGCCACGCTGTCAATGATGCCCGGAGTGGAAATGCAGCGTTATGAGGATAACGAGGTCGATTTTAAAAATGACCTTAAAGTATTGAAATCCGCTGTTATCGTTGGCGAAAATGGTGGCGGAAAGACCACCTTAGCAAGAAGCATGCGAACACTGCAAGACTTAGTGTCTGCATCAAATAAAGTGCTGAAAGCCCAGTACGGAACGGTAAATGCTAACTTACAGCACCTGTACCCAGCCGCAAGCCAGAAATATGAGCTTGAAGCGGTCATTGAGATCAACGGTGAGATTTACACTTACCACTTTCTCCTTGAGCTTGACGGAGAGGGCATTGTACAAGAATTTTTATTCCGTAGAAAGTCTACAAGCAAGAAAGAGGAACTTATTTACTCAACCAATAGAAAAAATGGCATAGAGCTGAACTCAAAATATTTTCCTGACGCGAAGAAATTTGACAAGAGCATACAAGATTTCCCAATGGGCACTGTTCTAAGTCGAGTGGGCGTTTTTGGTCAAGAGGTGGTGACCCCATTCATCGAATGGATGGCGAATTCACTGGTGGTTAAGTGCACCGAGTTTGCAGACCTGTCTATTTATTCCGCCCTTGAAGCAGACGAGCAAACACTAACAATTATTCAGAGCAAGGGCTTCGCTGAGCTATTCCGGCTTGCAGATTCGTCTATTGTGCGCATAGAGATAGACAAGAAAGACCCATATAGGGCGACTAAAGTTATCCGCATGGATGAAAATGGAGAGGAATACGGTATCCCGCTGATTGCTGAATCGACCGGCATTCGAGAGTTCTTCTGCTGGTCAGAACAGATTTGGAAGATTCTTTATGAGAACAAAACCGTGTTTGCCGATGAGGTAGACCGTGTACTGAATCCGGTTCTTGCGTCACGCTTAATAGCGTATGTCAATAACAGCAAGCACAAGGGGCAATTTATCTTCACCACACATAATGCGCTGCATCTGAACTTTGACGATTTCCGCAAGGAACAGATGTGGATTGTGTCGAAGGGAGAGGAACCGTTAACCTCAGAGCTATACTCTATCGCAGATTTCCGGGGCATTAGATACAGTAACAAGCACTTGTATGAGGCTTATCTGAATGGCTTTCTGGGAGGAATAGAACATGGGTAAGCCAAGAAAATGGCATAATAAGACCCTGAGCATCGAGGTGCTTGTTGAAGGGCATGACGAGAAAGAGTATTTTGACCGGATGAAGCGGGATGCGCAGTTTCGGTCAGTTGCAATGACTATCAAGACGGAAAATATGAGCGGCGGAGGATACAGTGCATTCTTGGAATACGTGAAGAAGAACAGCGCCGCACGAGGTTGTATCGCCCGGTTCATTGTCATAGACTATGACCGGTACTTGAACACGAGCGGCGAAAAAGAGCCTTTTCGCAAGCTCGTTCAATACTGTGTGGCGAAGAACAAGTATTCCAGTACACCGTATTTCTTAATTGTGGCGAACCCAAATTTGGAACTTCTGCTGTGTTTGCACATGGACGGGTATCAAATCTCGAAAGACCCAGACCGGTTCTTGCAAGACCAGTTCAAGTGTCAAAACATTGGTGAATTTAAGAAAAAATTCATTAAAGAAAACCAGATATTTGACCGGATTATGCAGCCGGACATCAAAACGGCGGTTGAAAGAGCTTGTCAGTATATGCGGGCTAAGCCTAAAGTGGTGTCCAATGCTCCGAAGTGCAAAGGCACCGGTGTAAAAATTAAGTTCAAGAATGACAAAATCACGTGGGATGAGAACAATCAATCCCACAAGAATGTCAACATGGACGAGTTCTTCAAAGTCGTGTTCGACGCGACAGAAGGGTTAAAAGAAAAATAGCATGTACACAGGGCTATGGCGGGAAGGTTGGTTGTATTTGCGAGGGGTGGAAAGATGATTGTAAACGAAGTCGTAAAAAATATGCAATTTAAAACTTTACTTTTGCGAACCGATAATGGAAAAGCTGTGTTTTGTGGTACACAAGATCAATGGTTGGAGAGCAACGAAAGCAAGACGCTGAGACGGCTAAAAGTTGTAAGATGCATTAGCCGAGAACATAATGGGCTAGTCTATTTATTGGTAAAAAGAGGAAAGATTAATTAACAAAGTCTGACGCGTATTGCGCATGTAAATAAAATCAAATAACAAGCACCTGCGCGATTGGCACAGGTAGACCTAAAGAGGTTATCAGATTAGTCTGGTAGCCTCTTTTATGCTTTTCGGAGGATAAAAATGGACAATTTCAAACTGATTTACAAGATTTTGAAGATTCTGGACAAATACAAAGGCAGGGAAGATTTTGACCCGTCATTGGTGTCTGCACAGGCTCTACACAGCGATTTTGCCTGTTGGGAAAGTATCATGATTGAATTACAGAACGAGGGCTATATTCGCGGTCTGGTGTGCACACAGACACAAGCAAATATGTACTCGCATATCGTAGAGCCGATTCATCCGGCGATTACGCTCAAAGGCATGGAGTACCTTGCGGAGAATGGCATGATGGCAAAGGCGAAAGAAGCCCTGAAGCTGGTAGGTGACATCTTATGAATTACTCAAAAACCGCTTCTGAAATACTGAAGCATGTCAAAAAAGACCCGTTTGACGACCAGCCACGGCAGGACTATTTTGAGCTGTGCCGCGCATGGTTTGCTGAATGGGAGGCGGCATCACGTAAAAAGATGTTTCACCAGTATCAGATCACCGGAGCAACAAACAAAGTCGGAAGATACACAGAGTTCAACCACCCAGCGCAGCTGCATAACCGCAAGGATTTTCGTCCGCTGCTGACAACTGCGTTACAGCGAGCGGTAGAAAACCGCGATTGGGCGGCGGCAGAGCGGCTTGACAGCATGTTGTTCAAGTCCCTGCTATTCGGTGCACCACACTTCTTTGAAGATTACCTGAACGCCGTAGAGTATGGAAAACCGTATGACAAGCGTTTCTACGCGCCGCGGCAACACTATCTGCATCGGTACACACAGGCGTATCAAGAAGTTCTGGAAGGAAAGCTGCATTTTCTGTCTGTTTCTATGCCTAAACGAGCGGGGAAAAGTCAGCTAGGCATCAATTTTGTAAACATGCTCTCCGGCAGAAAACCGAACCATTCAACGCTGATGGAGGGCACCGGCGATGACCTTGTGCAATCTTTCTACAAAGGCTGTCTGGAATACTTGGACGCAGAATCGGAGTACCACTTCTACGACATTTTTCCGAGTGCCAAGCTGGTACAAACCTATGCAGACCGCAAGACGTTCAATTTGGACAAGAAGTCACGATTCCCGACGGTCATGTGCCGTTCCATCGACGCACGGCAGGTCGGCTTGTCCGAAGCAACGAACCTACTATATCTGGATGACTGTGTGGAAGGTCGAGAAGAAGCCAAGAATCGGCAGCGGCTTGACGACAAATGGGAGGTTATCTCCGGTGATATTATCGGTCGAGCGATTGAAGGCACGCCAATCGTCATCTGCGGCACACGGTATTCGCTGTATGACCCAATCGGACGACTGCAAGAGACCGCACGCAAGTCTGGCTGGAAATGGAAGGCTATCGAGACACCGGCGCTTGACCCTGTAACCGATGAAACAAACTTTGAATACATGCGCGACGGCAAGCCCGTATTTACAACAGCATTCTTCCGCGAACAACGTGAAATCCTGTGTGCAGAGCAGTGGGAATCTGAGTTTCAGCAGCAGCCTTTTGAAGCAAAGGGTTTACTGTTCAACAAAGACGAACTGAATTATTTCTTTGAGTTGCCGGTCGGCAGAGAGCCAGACACCATCTTTGCGGCATGCGATACTGCTGACAAGGGCGCCGACTTTACATCCATGCCAATCGTGGCAATCTACGACCAAGAAGCATATCTGATCGACGTAGTTTTTGACGATGCGCCGCCGACGGTCACAAAGCCGGAATGCGCAAAGACGCTGCGGGACAACCATGTAGCCTCTGCCGTATTTGAATCTAACAACGCGGGCAGCTACTTTGCGCGAGATGTGGAACAGCTGTTAAAGGGCATGGGATACACGTGCAGTATTCGCACGAAGCGGACAATCTCAAACAAAGAGACCCGCATTGAATTTGCGTCGGACAATATCATCAAGAAGTTTTACTTCCGGCATCCGTCCACCTACAAAGCGGGCAGCCAATATGACCAGTTCTTTAAGCAGCTGACCACGTATGTCCGGCAGGGAAAAGTGCCGCACGACGACGCGCCGGACAGCTTGGCAATGCTGGAAAACGAGATTCGTATGCGTATCGGCTCTCAGATTGAAGTAGTCAATCGTACATTCTGAGGAAAGATGACAAAAACTGCTTAATACATCTTGTATATTGTGTTGATTGAGACACAAGATATGGTATAATTATACGTGGGGTATCCTCTGTTTTATCCTAAGAAGTATTCGAAGGGAGGGCGCTGCATGCGTGATGATTTTTCTGCCGGTCTGTATCACGGACGGCGTGTTATATTGACCGACGCCGAAGAAGTCACTCCGGCAAATGTGCTGGATGTGCTGCATGCAGCGACCATCCAACACGACCTGAACCGCGTAGACATTCAGTATTTGTGGAACGTGTACCGTGGACATCAGCGCATTGAGAACCGCGAGAAGGAAGTTAGACCTGAAATCTGTAACAAAATCGTGGAAAACCGTGCGGCTGAGATTGTCACATTCAAGACCGGATACTTCCTTGGGGAACCCGTGCAGTATGTGTCCGCCTCTGCCGATTCCGACGACGACGGGATTAAGCAGTTGAATGAATACATGGTTGAGGTGGATAAAGCCGCAAAAGACCACGAATTGGTTGACTGGATGCACATTGCCGGTGTGGGATACCGAATCGTTTTACCGAACACCGACCCGACATATGATTCGCCATTCGATGTGATGACGCTCGACCCGCGCAACACTTTTGTTGTGTATAACTCCGGTTTCTCACATGCGCCCGTGTTGGGCGTTACCTATGTGACCCGAGAAAACGGCGACATTGTATACAACTGCTATTCGCAAACACACTTTTTCACCATCATCAATGAAAAGGTACAGGCAGAGCCGAATTTTCTGGGCGGAATCCCGATCATCGAATACGCGCTGAACACAGCTCGGCTTGGCTCTTTTGAAGTCGTCTTGCCTTTGCTCGACGCAATCAACACTGTCGACAGCAACCGTGTAGACGCGGTCGAACAGTTTGTACAGGCATACCTGCTGTTCAAGAACATGGACATCAGCCCTGACGACTATGACCAGTTCCGCGCACGCGGCGCGATCAAGTTTGGCGACCGGTCAGAGACCATGAAGGCAGAGATTAGTTACATCACTGCGGAGCTGGGACAGAGCGAGACGCAGACCCTTGTTGACCACATGTACAATGTGGTGCTGACTATCTGCGGCATGCCGAACCGTAATGGTGGTTCGTCCACATCGGACACTGGCGCGGCGGTAATCTTCCGCGACGGTTGGTCGGACGCAGAAGCACGAGCGAAGAACACAGAGCTGATGTTCCGCCCCGCCGAGAAGCGATTCCTGCGCGTGGCACTGAACATAGCAAAATATCTCGCAGGACTGAACTTGTCCGCATCGGCAGTAGAAATCAACCTGCCGAGAACGAACAGTTCCGACAAGCAGTCAAAGGTACAAGTCTTGACCACCTTGCTTGCCAGCAGCAGCGTTCATCCGCTTCTGGCATTTAAGACATGCGGCTTGTTTGCTGACGCTCAGTTGGCATATGACATGTCCATGAAGTACAAGGAAGAACAGGAACAGAAGGCGCGAGAGCCGCAACAGCAGATGGGAGCAACGGATGAGGGCAACAATGACCCCGAAGCTGGCAGCGGAAATCGAGAAACAACTGAACAAGACCGGTCTGCTGGAACTGAAACTTGAAAACGGCAGAATTGTTGTCATCACAGTAAAACGAACCGCAACAGCTAAGTTTTGAATAATATGCACCCGCGCAAGAGGCACGGGCTGTCCAAAGGGACGCTGAACCAGAAAGGTTTGGTGTCCCTTTTATATTTTTCGCGGCAGAGAAGCCGCGTAAACAAACCACACATGAACAGAGAGAACTGTAAACGCAAGGAGCTATATTATGAGTTATTTATCTGACCTGCTCGGAGAGCAGTACAAGGAAGGTATGTCCGAGGACGAACTGTCCGCAGCACTTGAAGCAGCTGTACCGGAACTGACGGCAGCAGCTACTAAGAAAGTCGAGGCAAAGTGGAAAGGCGCAGTCGATAAGGCAACCGCCGAAGCAGCAGCGCGTAAGCGCGAGTTGAGAGAACACAACTCTCAGGAGCAGAACCAGATTGCAGACCTGACCGAACAGCTGAACGCAGCAACCGGCAAGGTGGCAGAGCTGGAAAGAAGCGCTGCGCTGAACCGACACGTGACCGATTACATCAAGCTCGGCTATGAAGAAAAGCTGGCAAAGGCAACTGCAAAGGCGCTCGTTGACGGCGATTTTGACACCGTCACAAAGAACCAGCAGGCTTTCCTGAGTTCCTACAAGGACGCAATCATTGCAGACCAGATGAAGCACATGTCCAAGCCGACCGGTGGCACAATCGGCAGCGTGGACTACAACAAGAAAATTGAAGAAGCAAACGCAGCTGGCGACGTTGCCGCCGTGGCGTACTACACACGCCTTGCGGGGCAGGCAGCTGCAACCGAATAAAGGAGGTATGACTGATGGCAGACCAGTTTGCTACCAGTTTTGGCGTACTGGAATACTCCGGTATGCTGTTCAATAAGGGCAACACCCAGTGCCCGTTCTCTACTGCAATCGGCAGCAGAGCAAAGACCACCAATCACGTAGAGTTCGTGGTAGGTCAGGAGTACAACACCGACAAAACGCTGGCGCAGCCGAGCATTTCCGAAACTGCATCTCTGACTGCACCGGACGCAACAGTTGTTACCCGCAAGCAGACAACCAACGTGACCCAGATTTTCATGGATTCCGTGGGTATCTCTTACGCGAAGCAGTCCAACATGGGCACCTTGTCTGGCATTAACATTGCGAACCAGTCCGGCAATCCGATTAACGAACTGGATTTTCAGGTGGCTGCGCACATGCAGCAGATTCGCAATCAGATCGAGTACACCTTCATCAACGGTGTGTATGCCAAGGCAACGACTGACGCGACAGCAAACAAGACTTGCGGCATGGTTTCCGCTATTAAGACCAACGAAATCAAGATGGCATCCAAGGAACTGTCCGTGTGGGATGTGGCGGACATGCTCAAGAAGATTCAGGACGCACACGCGCCGACTTCTGGTCTGACCCTCTGGGTGGACGGCATCACCCGATTGCAGCTGAACGCAAGCGCGGTACAGAACAACCTGACCATTGTGCCGTCTGATAGAACCATCAACGGTATCAATATCTCTACGCTGGTTACCCCGATGGGCTCTATCGACCTTGTGTCCGCACAGTATCTTCCGGCAGGCACTGCACTGGTTATGAACCTTGGCATTATCGCTCCGGTATATCAGCCGGTACCGGGTAAGGGCAACTTCTTCCTTGAACCGCTGGCAAAGACCGGCGCCGGTCAGAAATATCAGCTGTTCGGTCAGCTGGGTCTGGACTACGGCGCAGAGTGGTATCACGGCAAGTTTACCGGTCTGTCGACCACTTACACCCGTCCGGGAACCACTTCCGGTGCAGCTGGCTAATCAAGATAGGAGGCAGACGGCATGACCGACAGGGAAAGAATCAAATTTGCAGCAGCGATGACTGACGAAACCGACGAAGCTGTGCTGTCTGCCTATCTCAACATGGCGGAGAGTATCGCTCTCCACCAGCTGTACCCGTTCGGCGGAGATGACAGCTCCATCCTGCCGGACACTTATGAGTACGACATGCTACAGATTGCCGTGTATCTCATCAATAAGCGCGGCGCAGAAGGCGAGACAGGGCACACAGAGGGCGGCATCAGCCGAACCTACAGTGCTGCCGACGTCCCGCAAGCTCTCTTGGCGCGCATTGTGCCAAAGGCGGTGGTGCTATGAGATGCATGTGCCGCAATGAGAGAACGGTGTATTACCGAAAATACGCAGGACTGACCGATATTGTCAACGAGGATGGCTATTACACCGGCGAGCAAGAAGCATCTTACGAAGATGCTAAAGCAGTTAAAGGTGTCGTATCTCCGCCAGCCGGTGAGGTGTACCGAGACATGTTCGGCATGCTGGATGATTATGACTGTGTGCTCACAGTCAGTGACCCAGAATGCCCTATCCGTGAGGAAGATATTGTGTTGTTTGCGCGGCGCAAGTCCGCCGACACACAAGATGAGTACATCGTCAAACGTTGTGCGCCGTCACTGAACACGTGCGCATATGCGCTGACGAAGGTGAACCGGACATGAAACTTGATATTCCACTGACACAAGCCGGACTTAAAAACGCAATTCGTGTGCTCAAGCAACGGCAGCAATGGTTACAGCGCAAGACTGACGAGCTGGCACAAGAGCTTGCGGAGCGAGGTATGTCCGATGCACGGATACGGTTTCAGAATGCCGAATATGCCGGTATGAAAGACGTGTCTGTATCCGTGCAGAAAACCGGCGAAAACACATACGCCACGGTTGCTGTCGGTTCTGCCGTGCTGTTCATCGAGTTCGGCACTGGCATCCGATACACGGCACCGGCTCATCCTGACGCTGACCGCTTGGGTTTTGTCCGAGGCGGATACGGCAAACATCAGGGTTTGAAAGAGGGCGGCTGGGTGTACGAAGGTGCGTCCGGCGGTACACACGGACGAGCGGTTAACAACGAGCAGACCAAGTGGCACACTTATGGCAATCCGGCAAATATGTGCATGTACTATACCGTACAAGACTTGAAACGAGAGCTGGAACAGATTGCAAAGGAGGTATTCGCAGATGAATGATTGCGAAGATTACATCTTTGACACGGTGCGAAAAGCGGTGCTGGCGGCGTACCCGAACGCGAGCATTGCGAGCGAGTACATCCAGACGCCAGCAAAGTTTCCGCACATTTCGCTCTGGGCGCACGATAACACGCCCGCCATCGGGAAACAGACGAACGGAAAGCAAGAAGCGGTTTCAACACTGGCATTCACAGTCAACGTGTACTCCAATTTGCGAAACCGAAAGAAGTCTGAGGCAAAGAGAATCATGGAGCTGATTGATGCAGAGCTGTATAAGCTGAACTGTATCCGAACATCTTATTTGCCCGTCCCGAACATGTTAGATACAACAATTTACCGTCTGACCGCAACATATCGTGTGGACTACGACGGCGTGAATTTATATAGGAGCTGATACAATGGCACTGAATTATGCACTCTCTGGTACGGCTACGACCGGCGCGAGCGGCGCAACGTCTACCTACCAGACCTACCTGTTGGCGAATGTCTCCTACTCCGCGAATTCTCTGGCTACTGCAAAGGCGTACAACATCCTTTGCGACATCATTGACTTTCCTGACATGGGTGGCGCACCGGAAACTCTGGACACCACAACTTTGTCGGACAACATGAAAACCTCTATTCTGGGTATTCAGGAGAACGAATCCAAGACATTCAACACCAACTACGACGAAAAGACTTTTGCAATGCTGAGCGCATTCAAGCCGGACACCGACTACAAGTTTGCACTGGCAATGGGCGCAAGCGGCGAGCACGGCGTCTGGACATGGACTGGTCGTCTGTCCGCGTATGTCACCGGCGGTGGCGTGAATGAGGTTCGCAAGATGGCAATTACCATCTCTCCGTCCTCTACGATTTCCTACGCGACTACTATCCCGACACTGGCTTAATCACCGAATATTTTAGGAGGATACTCTACCATGAAAACAATCAATTTTAAGTATGATGACGTTGCATATACCCTGTGCTTTACGAAGCGCACTGTACAGCAGCTTGAGGCGTCAGGCTTTAACATCCAGAACATTGACGGCAAGATGGCGACCTCTATTCCGTTGCTGTTTGCTGGCGCATTTAAGGCGAAGCACCCGTTTGTCAAGCAGGCAAAGATTGATGAAATCTATGCAGCACTGACCAACAAGGCAGACCTGATTTCCGCGCTGGTTGACTGCTATTCCGAGACGCTTGAAGGTCTGCTGGCAGAGCCGGAGGAAGGCAAGGGAAACGCCGTGGCGTGGACGACTACGGAGTAAGTCAGCCCACGCAAATCAAATATGGAGAGGTGTTCAACACACACTTCCCATATTATCTGTCTATCGGAATGACAGAAGAACAGTATTGGGACGGAGATAATCTGCTCCCAAGGGCTTACCGGAAAGCAGAAGAATTACGACGCGACCGGCAGAACTCGTATTTGTGGTTGCAAGGAAAGTATGTGTATGATGCGATCTACGCCATGTCACCCGCACTACAAGCAATGGGCGGCGGCAAACCGGAATCGTATGTCAACGAGCCGTATCCGCTGACTGAAGCCGCGGTGAGAGAACGCGACAAGCGAGAGCAGCAGCGCAAGATGGAAGAAAGAAAAGCACAGATGCTTGCATGGATGCAGAGGGTTAACGCAGCAAAGGAGTGATTAGATGCCTGATGAGATTGAAGGTTTACAATTTAACGTCACGGGCGAATCAACGAAGGCGCAAGACTCTCTGCAAGCTACGATTGATAAGCTGGAAGCCCTCAGCGCAAAGCTGGCAGAGACAAAGAAAAGTGTTAGTTCGCTTAGTAAGTCTCTGTCTGGCTTGGGGCAGAACAAGGGACTGAGCAGCTTTCTGTCCGACTTGAAAAAGTTGACGCAATCCCGTTCTCTGAGCACCTTCACAAAGCAGCTCAAGAGTATGCAGGGTGAGATGAACGGCATCGGTCAAAACATCGGTGCGGGCATCGTACAAGGCATCGTTTCAAGTTCGGCGCAGCTGAGCAGCGTAGCACGGGAGTATATTGTCAACCCCGTGGTTGAAGCAGTACGAAGTGGATTTGATGTGCACTCTCCGTCCCGCGTGATGGCTGCGATTGGTAAGTTCTTGCCTGCCGGTTTGGCGAAAGGTATCGCTGAGAACACACGGGAGTCTGTCAGTGCAATGCTGCGGGTTGTGCAGAAGGTTGTTGCCGCGGCGGAGACAGCCAAGGCGAAAATAGATAAGGCGATTGATTCCGGTGCTGGCGGCGAGGCGTTGTACAAAGGCGCGACTAAAACTATCGCGGGCGTACAATCTGTGTTTGCTAAGGTCAAGCAACAGATAAAGGAATTTAACCGAAGCGGATATTCTGATTCTCTGGGCAATACACCTCTACAGGGACTGCACGATGCGTTCAATAATCTTCCGAAGGCGGCTCAGTCCGCGTTTGCTAAAGTTAAACAATCCTCGCGCGACGCGCTGGGTGTAACTGGGCGCGGCGCGGCTGCTCTTGGGTCAAGGCTAAAGAGCGCGGTTGTTTCCACACAGGACGGTAAAGCTGGAAAGCCGCAGTTGAGAGAATGGACAAGACTGAATGCCCTTCTCGGCAAGGTTACTGCGAACGCCGGTAAAGCCGGAGCGGCTATGCGCCGGTTGGCAGCAGCGCCGGTCGAGAAGCTGTTGCCCCCGTTGGACGCGGCGCAAGAAAAGCTGAAGCACCTGAAATACGCTTTTGCAACGGTGCTCACATACGGCACGATCTATCGTGTCATGGGTCTATTCAAGACCGGCTTGACAGACGGACTGGACAATCTGTATCAGTATTCGTTGATTACGGGTAACCAGTTCGCGGCAAGTATGGACAGAGCAGCGACAAGCTTGCTGTATTTGAAGAACTCCATCGCAGCCGCAGCGGCGCCGCTGATTAACGCTCTTGCTCCCGCACTGGATTTTGTCGTTGACAAGGTGGTTACTTTGCTTAATCGTTTTAACCAGCTCGTATCCGCTTTGTCCGGCAAGACGACATACACGAAGGCAGTAAAGCAGCAGACCAAGTACGCAGAAGCGGTCAAAGATATATCCGACGCGGAGGACGACGCTAAGAAGAAGGCAGACGAGCTGAAACGCAGTCTGACCAGTTTTGATGAAATTCATGCGCTCGATGACAATTCCAGCAAAGACAGCAGTTCCAGCAAGAAGAATGATTCCGGCACGGAAATTCCTGATTACGGTGGGATGTTCACTGAAGAAAATATTGACGGCGGAATCTCCGACTTTGCGAAGAATCTAAAGGATACTATCAACAAAGGCGACTGGCAGAGCTTGGGCAAGATGCTTGCGGATAAGGTCAACAGCGCGATAGACGCTATTGACTGGCAAGGCGCGGGCAAGAAGTTCGGCTATGGGCTGAATGGCATTATACAGACATCATATTATTTCCTCAAGTACACAGACTTTGCAAAGATCGGCAACCGATTTGCTCAGTTCTTAGATATGGCGCTGGCACAGGTCGATTTTTCTAAGGCAGGCGGACTGCTGGTTCGCAAGTTTACCAGCCTGCTTGACTTGATAGGCGGTTTCCTCTACGGCTTGAACTGGGGCTTGGTCACGAAAAGCATAACGGACTTCTGGACAGGTTTCTTCGACGAGTGGTCTGCTTGGCTGGATGAGCACGACTGGACAAACATAGGAGAGATTTTCCAGCGAAAGTTACAACAGGCGATAGACAATCTGGATTTTGACGCAATCGCGTCAAGTTTCTGGACTGCGGTGAGTAAATCTTTTCGTGCAGCTGTCGATGTGAACTTTGGGTTCTACGACAAGATTTCCGATGAGCTTAACGCCATCATGGAACTGTTTGGTGGGGCGGAGCTTGCGCTCGGCGCGGTGCTGTGCTTCTCCGGTGCGAACATTCCTTTAGGTCTGGCGCTAATGGCGTTCGGTGCAAAAAATCTCATTGCAACGGCAATTGTTAACTGGGGTTCAATCGAGACGCCCGTAGGAAAAGTGCTCAGCACACTGCAAGTTATCTTGTCCGGTGCAGCGCTGGTTGTCGGCTCGTTGCTCGCTTTCTCTGGCGCGAATATCCCGTTGGGTATTGCCCTGATGGCAGCAGGCGCGGTCAACATTGCGTCGAACGCAGCTCTGAACTGGGATGGCTGTTCAGACAAAGTGAAAACCGTAATCTCTACAATTACCGGCATCGTTGGCGGCGCATTACTCGCCATCGGAGCAATTATGTGCTTCTCGGGTGTGGCTATGCCAATCGGCATCACGCTTATGGCAGCAGGTGCGGCAAGCCTCGCATCCAGCATAGCTCTGGACTGGTCGAAGTCGGCAAAGGGTGTGCAGGCAGCAGCGGGAACAATTGTCTCACTCGCTGGAAAAATGTCGTTCGCGATTGGCGCAATTCTGTGCTTCTCTGGCGTCGGCATTCCCTTGGGTATCGCGCTTATGGCAGCAGGTATTGGTGCAACCGTGCTCGGAAACAGCATGAATTCTCAGAAGGGCGTCGATTGGGGCGCGCTGGGCAAAAAGATGGTAGAAGTTGGTGAGGATGTTGTTTTAGGTTTCCTCAAAGGCTTGGGCTGGTTTGTGGCACATAGCCCGTTAGAAATAGCGTGGACATATATTGTCGAACCTCTGATTGACGCGGTTAAAAAGAAGCTCGGCATCCATTCTCCGTCAACTGTTTTTGCAGACATCGGTATCAATACAGTTAAGGGATTACTCAACGGTATCCTTGATGGCATGAAGGGAATCGCGGACTGGGTAAAAACAAATGTCACTGACCCGATTGTAAACAAGGCAAAAGAAGGTTGGGAGGACGCAAAGACGTCGACAAAGACCGCGTGGCGCGATATTTGCGATTCGGTTAAGACCAAAGGCGACGAGATGAGCAGGAAAGCAGAAGAAGCTTTTACCAAAGCTGCTCGTGCAGCCAAGACCAAGATGGAAGATATGCAGAACAAGGTGAAGAATGCGATTGATAAAATCAAGAAATTCTTTGATGTAACCCTTAGATTTAAGGGTATCAAGCTCCCGTCCATCTCAGTGTCGTGGGACACGGCGTCCGCGGTCGGACAGGCACTGTCCAAACTGGGAATGCCGGGCATTCCGAACTTCCATGTAAACTGGAATCAGTACGCTAAGGGTGGTTTCCCTGACGAAGGTGAGCTGTACATCGCACGAGAGAACGGCAGCGAGATGATTGGTCGAATGGGCAACAAGAACGTTGTCGCAAACAACCAGCAGATTATTGACGGCATCACACGCGGTGTAGCATCTGCAAATAGTCAGCAGAACGCACTGTTGCGAGAGCAGAACGAACTGCTCCGCGCATTGCTTGAGAAAGACACAGGAATCAGCATTGGTGACATCACCAATGCAGCAAGACGACAGAATCAGCGGATGGGCAAAACAGTCATCCCGGTAGGCTAAGGAGGCACAGAATGGCAAATCCAATCAAATCAATTGATGGGGCGACTGTTCTGTGCCCATCGTCGTATAAGTGGTCACAGGAGGTTGTGTCTCGCAGCACGGCTGGGCGAACCGAAGATGCACTGATGCATGTCGAGAAAATCCGAACAGTAGACAAGATCGAGCTGAGCTGGCAAAACAAAACGTTCGCGGAATCTCAATCTATCCTGTCAAAGTTCACGAACGAATACTTGTCCGTCAGTTACTACAACCCTATGACGAATTCATACAAGACCGGCAAGTTTTATGTCGGTGACAAATCAGTTGACACATACAATCACACACTCGGCATCAATGCGAGTATCAGTTTTAGTTTAATTGAGGTTTAACAGATGGTAAATCTAGCAAACACAATTAAAGAAAAATGGCAATCCGGTGGGCACCAGATTGCCAAGGTAGAGAGTACCGGATTGCGGTACGTCAGCACGGGAAAGCTGCTGGACACAGCAGACCAGATTATTACATCTGACCGGATCTGCGATGGTGGTCTGTCTATCGACAGAACCGCTGTTTCCGGCAGCAAGTTGGAGCTGGGTTCTGCCATTGCGGCAACGCTGTCCCTGACGCTCTACAACACGGACAAGAAATACGACGATGTGAATTTTGAGGGCGTCGAGATGAAGGTCTCCGTTGCAGTGGACGAGGACAGTCCGACGTGGGTTCCGCTCGGTGTGTTCATCGTCGATACGCCGCCGCGCCATCTGTCCACTATCTCCATCTCAGCAATGGACAGAATGGTACTGTTTGACAAAGACGCAAGCGGATTTGACTACGATACCAACTCGACCGTAGCGGAAGTTATTCAAGCCTGCGCTAAGGCAGCCGGTGTACCTCTCGCAGACACGAACATGAAGAACCTGCCGAATTACAATGTGCAGGTGAGCAAACCGGAAACGCAGAGCACAATCACCTATCGTACACTGTTGCAGTATTGCGCAGCTCTGACCGGCACGTTCGCCTATATGAACGAAACCGGCAAGCTGGCATTTCGATGGTATGACACAACCGCCGGTTTCGCAATGACACCCGCGAACCGGTACAGTAGCGACATCTACGAGCAGGACGTCACGATTACCGGCTTGACGTACACTATTAAATCACAGGACAGCGAGGGCAAAGAGACCAGCACGGTAAACGTGTACGGCTCTGCTGACTATGTTTTCGACTTCACGGATAACCTGCTGATTGCCGGTAATGCGGCGCGCAATCAGGCGTTAACCGTTGTGCAGTCGAAAATCATTCCAACAACGTATCGCCCGTACTCTGCTGAGATTCTTCCGGCTCCGTGGCTCTTTCCCGGCGACGCAGTGACGTATCTGCCGGTCGACAAGGACGACACAACCGAGAACCGGTTGTTTTCCATCGTTACTAATATGGCGTACACACTGAACGGGTCGACTACAATTGCGGGGCAAGGCGAAACGGCGCAGAGTAACAGTTACGCAAACACATCAGGTCTGACAGCGGCGCAAGCACAGATTTTACAGCGCGTCACTGACCGCGTGACGCAGGAACGGACGAACCGCGAACAGGCAATCCTACAGCTTAACGAGCAGATTAAGGGCGTCAAGGCAGGTAAAGATGACCTGCTGATTGCAGGACTGGGTTTGTACACGACAGAAGAAACTTTGTCAGATGGCAGCACAGTGTACTACTACCACGACAAACAGACCCTTGACGATAGCTCGATTATTTATACATTCCAGTCGGGCGGCTTTGCGTACACAACTAACTGGAACGGCGGCAACCCGACATGGACATCTGGATTTGACCGGAACGGAAACCTGATTATGAACACCATCAGCACGTACAAGCTGGAGGCGGACGACATTCAGGCAGGCTCGATTACGGCTGATAAAATCAACACAAGCTACACAACTACGATTCACGATTATGCAGATGGTAAAGCGAACAGCGCGCTGGCTGACGCAAAGAAGTATGCGGATACGCAGAGCAGCGCAGCGGAAAGCAATGCGAACGGGTATACCGATGGAAAGCTCAAAGACTACTCGACGACGGTAGAAATGAACTCCGCCATCAACCAGAAGGCGGATTCTATCACACTCAAGGTGTCACAGACATATGTGACAACGGCGGACTACAACACCGGTATCAGCGACACAAAGAAGTACGCCGATACGCAGAGCAACGCAGCGCTGGCAGATGCAAAAGCCGATACGGACAAAAAGCTCGGTGAATATGCAAAGAAAACCGACATACCCGACTTGACACCTTACGTCACGAAGGAAACCATGTCGTCAGAAATCAAGGCATCCGCTGACCAGATTACACTTGATGTGTCAAAGAAGTATGTGACGAACGAAAATCTTACCACTGAGGTTGAAAGTCAGGTCAAAATTAGTACAGAAGGGTTCAGCTCGCGCGTAAGCACGGTTGAGAACAATCTGCTATACGGCTTGAACTTTAACCTGCTGAAAGACACAAAGGCGTTTGGCGGTGTGGATTCTGCATCAGACGCCACGTTGACCGGGGACTTGTATGCCGGGCTTGCTGTTAGATATGACGCAGCCGCGCCATATAGTACCATATCGCAATGGACGAGCTTTGATATAGATGACGTACAGGCAAACCGGGGGCTTGCCATATCATTTTACGCAAGATCAGACAGCACGGGCAATAAAGTAGCTGTACAGGCACGTGAGACAGGGGCAGGGGCGTGGAAACAGATAACTGATTCCACCGGCGGAACATACGCCAACACAGGAAACATTATAAGCTATGATAGCCTTGGTATTGAGGTGTCCACGAGCTGGTCACGGTACTGGGTAGCATTCATACCAAGAGAAGAATGGTCAGATGATGAAACCCTTTCACGAGTGCAATTGTATATGCATACGGGTTCAGGTATCTACATTGCCGGCGTCAAGCTGGAATACGGCACGACCGCAACGGACTGGTGCCCTGCGGCGTCTGAGACATTCTCAGGTCGACGGTATTCGGAGATTAAGCAGGATATTGACAGCATCAGTCTGGACGCAACGAAGATTCGCCTGCAAGCCACAACGCTGACATGGAAAGCCGAGAACTCCGAGCTGAAAGAGGACGGCACGTTGACCGCGCGCGGCATGTTCCAGTCTTATGAGGATGTGTACACGAAGGATTCCAAGTATGGACGAAATTCGATTGGCTTTGACAACGCCAACGGCGCACGACTATACGCCCGTTTTCGCGCATGGGAAACCGCAGCGCAGCGAGAAGCGGAAAGCGACAGCGGTATTGTCCGAACGTATTACCCAGTCGTAATCAAAGGCATGCCGACGGACGGCAACACCGGCGGCGAAGCCGGATACGGTTACGCCGCCTTCCGATACGGTCAGGTTTCTACTATACAGATCAAGGGATTGACTACCCCGCGACTTGAGATGGTCAACTATTGGGACGCCAGCCAGCCTGACGAACGGCATCCGGGCGTGCTGCTCAGTCTGGGACAACCGACAGACGGAAGTTATCTTGAAGGCGCCGCCAGCAAGGGCGGTTATCTCAAGCTGATGCGCGACGACATACAGAAAGGCAAGTCGCAGGATGGCGTGAATCTCTTTTTGAACTCCACGGGCAGCGGGCAACTCACGCTGAGCCATGTGACGGATACCGGCGATTCTCAGCCGAAGGCGCAGCTCGTCGCGTCAGACAAGAACAGCTGGCTTTGGCTCGGCGGCTCAGATAGTAATTATTACAACCCCGGACAGGCGCTTTGGTATGACTTCGATTCGCAAAAGCTGAACATCAACGCAAATATTAAGCTGAGCGGCTTAGGCTTTGCTAAGCGTTGGGTGTCTGGGTTTAACTATGTGGCGAATTACACTCATCTTCAGACCGACAGTAATATAGCTGACGCAAACAGACTAAACGCTTTTGCTGCGAGATTGAATATGGTGTTTGACGACTTGTATCAGATAACGACATGGCTTAATCAAACGTCAGGTGGAACGGGATTCAATACTTGGCAGTGCACCTAAGCAGAAAGGACACACAACATATGATTAACGCAACTACACGACAGCTTGAAGCTGACCTTGCGCAGCTTGTCAACAACGCAGCACTTCCTGCTTGTATCATCAGACTAGTGCTTGAAAGAGCAACCGCGCAGGTCGTAGCTATCGAGCAGGACTGCATCGCGCGCGAGCAGGCACAGGCAGAACAAGCAAAAACTGACGAGAAAGACGAGGACAAAGACGAATGAAAAAGAAGATTATTTGCGCAGTACTTACCGGAGTCATCGCAGCAACGTGCGCAGCACCGGCATTCGCCTGCACACCGACAATCAGGATTGATATGTCGTGGAAGAAGGACTTAGACCGCACGATTGAGAATATCAAGCCGAGCGACATCACGGTTCCTAACGTCGTGATTCCAGACTCTTATTTCAAGAATATCAAGATTAAATAAAAAGAAGGAGAAACAAACAAATGATTTACGCAATTACATTCGGATTTATTGTCTTGGACTTTGCGACAGGACTTATCAAGGCGTGTAAGTCCAGCAGCTTTAAGTCATCTATGATGCGCGAGGGTTTGTTCCACAAGATGGGCGAGGTGCTTTGCGTTGCCCTCGGTATCTTGGTGCAGTGCGCAGAGGGATACTTGAATTTGGGCATCAACCTGCCGGTTGCATCAGCTGTGTGCACATATATTGTACTGATGGAGACTGGTAGCGCATTGGAAAACATCTGCGCAATCAATCCGGAACTGTCCGCGAAAAAGCTGCTGAACGTTATCGGCATCGGAAAGGATGATGACAAGTGAGTTATAATGTTCATTTCCAGACAATGCCCGCGTACAAGGGCATCAAGTACGGACAGGGTACCGTGTATACATCCGGCTGCGGTTGCGCAGCTCTCTGCAACGCACTTGACGCGCTGGGTATCGCCCGAGTGTCCGTCAAGGCAATGTGCGCGTATGCGGTTTCCGTCGATGCGCGCGTTGAGGGCGGCACGGACGAAGGCGTGTTGCTGAGGAACGCCGCTAAGAAGTACGGATTTACATACCGCACGACCAGCAAGAATGTGGAACTGCTTGCGCATTTGAAATCCGGCGGCGTGGCGATTTTACACGGCGGAAACTCATACAAGCTGTTTTCGGACAGCGGACATTTTGTTTGCGCCGTAGCGGCAAGCGGAAATACGGTCACTGTGCTTGACAGTTTCTGGTACGACGGCAAATACAAACGTAATGCAATCCGACGGAACTATGTGTCCGTGGTGGATGACGGAATCATCAAGACAAGCATTGTCCAGTGCGGCAAGGCGACAGCAGACCGGTCTCCGTCTTACTATCTTATCAGTAAGTCCGGTAAGGGAGACAACAAGAAAGAGGTGGAAGATATGACAGAGGCAGAAGTACGAAAGATTATCGCAGATGAAGCAACCAAACAGGCGAAGCTGGCGGTGTCCGACTGGGCAAAGTCCGCGTGGGCGGACGCATTAGAGGCAGGCTTGCTGGACGATGACCGCCCGCAGGCGCCGATCACACGGCAGGAATTTGCGGCGGAGCTTAAGAAGTTGAACTTTACCGGCAGAGCAGCTGAACCGTCTGGCTGGGCAAAGGCGGCGTGGGACGCAGTCGAGCAGGCAGGCATCATGTCCGGCGATCCGCGGGCTTATGTGACACGTGAAATGCTGGCACAGGTACTGAAAAACGTGGGTCTCGTTGGCGCAGGCATGAAGGAATGAGGTGGTCTTGTGCTGACCATCAAGAACGGCAAAATCCTGCTGACACGAGGTGACAGCGCATACATTAACGTAGACCTCACAACATCAACGGGTGAGGTCTACGAGATGCAGGCTGGCGATACGCTGACCTTGACCGTGCGACAGCGGGCGGACGATACGTCCGCCGTGCTGCTGCAAACCGAGAGTGACAGCACGCAGCTGCACCTGTTGCCTGCACAGACAAAACAGCTGCCAGCGGGCAAGTACAGTTACGACATTCAATTGTCGACTGCGTCCGGTGATGTGTACACCGTCGTCGGCGCAGCAGACACAAATACAAGTCTTAGCAACTTCACAATCCTGCCGGAGGTAACGACATGAGTATTTTGAGTAGCGGCACTGTTCGCGGCGTGCTGAACGCCGCTACGATTACCGGCGTTATTGGCAACGGAATCGCACGTGTGGACGGCTCCACTGACCCCTATTTAGGGGAATACGAGGTGACACCGAAAGTCGATGCGCAGACCATGCCGTGCGCCGGTAAAAAGATGCTGAAAGATGTAGACATCAAAGCTATACCGTTTTTCGAGACCTCAAACGAGGCGGGAACGACGGTATACATAGCTGCGGAGGTAGATTAA